AACAGCAGCTTCTTCTAATCTTGGACCACCCTCAGGCAAACCCTCTAATTCATTGACTGGTTCAGGCTCTTCCACTAGAAGAATTTTTTCTTTTGCAATCTTTTTGGGTCGCTTTTTAATTGGTTCTTCCAAAACAGGTGCTTTTGAAGGTGCAGGTTCAATTGGCTCTGGAAATTTCTTAGTTACAATGGATAATTTGTTTTCTTTTATTTTTTTCAAAATATCGGTTGCCCTTTTGCCCTCATCTTTCTCAGCAGTAATTAGTGGTTTAATTTTTTCTTTTACAATAACCGATGCTTGTTCAACTGGAGGAGCAACAACTACCTTAACTCCTACATTGGGTTGAACTATAGGTTTGTGTTTTAGTTTTTCTTTCATTGCTTCTAAAGGATTCATAACTTATATATTTTCAATATATAAATTTTTATTATTTTATGTATTGAACCAAAAAATATAAATATAAAAAGTATTTATATATATTCATAAATGAGTAAACTATCCGAAGTCATAATGACTAAAACTTTGTCTACAAGATTGAAAAATGAATTAAAAGAATTAACAGTAACATATGAACTATTAAGTATTGAAAATAAAGGCACACATGAATATGAATTACTTATCAAAGAAAGAAATATAGAAAGCAATGTAATATATAAATTTGTAATAGATATAACCTATCCATTCAAACCACCGACTATTTATGTTGATAATAATCCGTATATACATTTTTTAAATCTGCAATCTGCGCGTTTTAATTCGGTTTTAAAATACTTAAAAGGTGTGAATTGTTTATGTTGTCATTCTTTTAGTTGCGCTAACAATTGGACCCCAGCATATAAGCTATTGACAATTATAAAAGAAATAAAAGAGTACAAAAAGATAAAATATGACATTGCAACAAAATTAATCATGGATAAAATTAAAGACAAATATTTGATAAAAGACATTGACTTGGACTCATGGTTATTTGATATAGCTTGTCCTTTTACAAATATAATCTAACTACTCAATTGACAAGTGTAAAAACTGCAGCGCTTCATTGCATGCAATTTGTTCAGCCTTTCTTTTAATTTTATGTATACCCTCCCCCAAAAATAGGAATATTTTACCATCATGGTTGGCAACATAATCTTGAACAGATTTAAAACTGTTTAGCGTGTTGATGTGAATTGCATCTACAATTGATACATTATAAATTGGCTGTCCTAAACATAAGTAAACACCCATACGATATCCTTCTTCTAAATCATGTGAGATTTGTAAATAATGTGGGGTAACCTTAAATTCCTTTTGTATCTTCACTTGAAGAATGTTTTTGTAATTATCATCGTTTTGAATGAGAGCAATCCAATCAATGTGTTTTTCAAAAACAGTTTCTATGAATTTTTGCGCCATTTGAAATCCAGGACCACAAATAAACATATTTTGAAACCAGCCTTCTTCATCTCGTACAACAATCTTGTTAAAATCAAGAAACAATGCGCCAATGAATGATTCAAATAAACAACCTAATTTCTTTAAATTTGTCCTGGTCTTTTTTTCCTCTGCATTACGAGATAGAATTAGCCATTTATGTAGTCCCATTTCTAATGCTATTTTTCCAATAGCCTCGTTTTTCACAATGGCAATTTTTTTTTCTGTCATGAAACCTTCATTGCTCTTAGGAAATCGTCTATAAAGCAGATATTTTGTTACACATTCTAAAATACCATCGCCCAAAAATTCCAGACGCTCATTGGATTTAGTACTGAGAGGCAAACAATCAGGAGGTTTATCCACAATTTTAATGTTTTGTGCTGCATTTTCAAATTCGGGGCGTTTTGTATAAGATCTATGCACAAAAGCACGGCGATATAATTCCATATTTTCCACTTTAGGTGGAATACCATAACGAGAAAGAATAGATTGAACGTCGCTCAATCTAATCTCACTATTTAGAGAATTATAAGGGTTAAAAATAAGTCCCTCCTCGGACTTGATAAGATCATCATCGTGTTTGAATTCGGCGGCCATTGTATATTTAGTTTGTTGCGATGGCTTTAAGCCGATTTACTATATTGTTTATGAAAGGGACTTAAAGACTGTGCGTTATATAGTATATAAAACATACCATGGAAGAACGTTGGCTACCAATTACTGAATATCCGAATTATGAAGTGAGCAATTTCGGTAACGTTAGAAATATAGTAACTAATAAACCTATGAAATTACAAGATAAATGTGGTTATTATAATATTTGTTTGGTTAATAACACAAATACTACAAAAAATAGAAAAATTTTTAAAGTGCATAGATTAGTCGCTTTAGCATTTATACCAAATCCTGAAAATAAGTCTGATGTTAATCACAAGGATAAAAATAAGTTAAACAATCATATTGATAACTTAGAATGGATGACTAGAAAGGAAAATAATATTCATCGTTGTATCGGAATTACTATTACTACTAATAAAAATAAGCACGTAAATCGTTTAGATCCTATTTTAGGAACATTTTTAGAAACATATAATTCTATTGAAGACGCCGCTACTTGGGCTTTGAAAAATGAACTAACAAAAAATAGTCACAATGGTAGAAATGCAATTGGCAATTGTGTTTGTGGATTATCTAAATCCGCGTATGGATTTAAATGGCAATTTGAAACAGTTATAGATACATTGGAAGATGAAATTTGGAAACCTGTTATAATCGATGGTATTCAAGATAATAATAAAACCTACTATGTTTCTAATTTAGGAAGGTTTAAAAATAGCACAGGTACAATTATGGATAATTACAAGGTAAATGAAAATGGATACATTCGTGTTCTTATTTATAATAAGACACATTCATTACATCGGTTAATTGCTAAAGCGTTTTTACCTAATCCAGAAAATAAAGAGCAAGTCAATCATAAAGATGGACAAAAGATAAATAATGCGGTATCTAACTTAGAATGGGTAACTAATAAGGAAAACCAAATTCATAAGTTTCAAACTGGTTTAGGCAATAATTTCACCAGAAAAATAGGACAGTATAGTTTAGACAATATATTTGTTAAAGAGTTCGTATCTATTGTAGCTGCATTCAAGGAAACTGGTATTGGTAAAACAAATATTTGGGGTGTATTAAAAAATAAAAGAAAAAGTGCTGGAGGATTTACGTGGAAATATTTAGATTAAATAATTTAATATTTTATTTTTTTATATATTGTTAGTGTATAAACATGGTCTATATGTCCGGGAGTAGAAATAGCCGTAATCAGGCATCTATTGTTAACCTACCAACATGCGGAGGCCCAAAGAAGGGCGGTCTCGCTCCATCTGTTGGCTGGTATTTATCTTCTAATCCTACCTTAATTGGTGCTACCAATACACAATTTGGTTTGAGATGTTTACCTAACACTACTATCCAAACGCAACAAATCGGATACCGTGCTACTATTGGTGGAAATATGGGTTAAATCTAACCCTTATTACGTGTTAAATAATTATTGTAAATATATAAAGATAATTTATATATTTATGACAATGGATCCCATTACCGTTTTAACATATTTAGTAATATCGCATTATGCAAGTTCAATTGCGGCAAATATATACGATTACGTTATATTTCAACATAATTTTAGAATGGTTCTTGATGAATTAATGCATTTACAAAATCAAATCACTCGATTACAAACAAAATAAAAAATTTAGTTTGTACCAATTTGTACAACGAAAAAAAAAATTGAAATTTTCGAGATCAACAATAATCAATGTAGTTTTAATAATCGTCCAATTGTTTCAAACCTTAATAATCTTTATTCCCACTCCACTCCAATATTTTAACAATGAATAACTCGGCTATATTTAACATGAAACTCGCATCCAAAGCCCTCGAGAATGTCTACAAATTTGAACACAAATTCGAAGCATCTAGCAAAGCTTATAAAGGTAAGTTAATGAGCGGCGCCAGAGAGAGATCCACCAAGCGTTACTTCAAAGATCTAGCAGCTCGCTCTCGCCGTAAACAGAATAAGCAGAATTTTGACACTTTCAGACGTGCAGAGCAGCCTAACTCAGAGGATGAATTCTTGGAAGATCTGCATTACGCTAACTTCCTCGGCGTCAAGGAAAGCGCGATTGGAATACCATACAATACTCCACAGAATGAAGGTCTAGTAAATATTAACTTGTGCGATATTATGCGCCCTACACCGGAAACAGTGCCAATTAGCAATGATGACCGCGACCATAGAAGCGAGAACAGCCTTAGCGAGGACGACGATGAAGATGATGAAGATGACCTTGATATGCGTCAGGTTGAGCGCGAATGCAACACGGCAGCTTATTTACGCTTTACTTCTATAGAGGAAGACGGCAACATAATTGTCAAGTCAAATGGTTGGTGTTACAAACGCCTTCGCAGTGAGAAAGCTGATCATGATCCTGAGGAACCAAACGCTAAACGCAGCAAAATTGTCGAAGAAGAGGATACCATTCAGGAGGCGACCACTGTGGACATCAACACTCTCATCGCTTACATGAGACGGCAAGTACACATCGCACAGAATCTATCACAGCAGAATATGTAGTTACATTTGGATAAATTAAAAAAATATAAACATGTAAAATGTAAAATATATTGTATGATGAATGTAATTTTAATTAAATACAGTTTTTTTATTGATATACAGATTAGAAATATTCAAATATAATCAAAATATAATCCAAATATAATCAAAATATAAATAATATTATGTAAAAAAATAATTTAATAATAACATTAGTAAATTATTATATGATTATTAAAATCGATACAAGAGAACAGGAACTTTTCAAAAAATGTGAATCAACCATTGCAGCTGTACAAAAATTCGCTGGTATAAAACTTATTTCCGAAACGCTACCACTCGGTGATATCATTATCAATGACGGTACGAACGATTGTATTATTATAGAAAGAAAAACCTTGTCTGATCTAGCTGCAAGTATCAAAGACGGTCGCTATGAAGAACAATCCTATCGGTTAAATGGACTACAACACCATAATCATAATATTATATATCTAATTGAAGGCGACATGTATCGTTTTAATACGTTTAAAGAACGCATCGACAAGCAAACCTTATACTCTGCAATGTTTTCCATTCATTATTTCAAAGGGTTTTCTATTATGCGTTCCAATACGCTTGATGAAACCGCAATGATTTGTTGCAACATGGCCTACAAACTTGTAGGCGGTCTTAAAGCCGGTAAAACGGGGTTTTATTACAATACTTTGCCTGATCAGTTATGCTCTGGCGACCAAAATTCTAACGCGCTAGAACAAGAACCCAGCACTTCCACAAAAGACTACTGCAACGTCGTAAAAAAGGTGAAAAAGGATAATATTACACCCGATAATATAGGTGAAATCATGTTGTGTCAAATTCCAGGCATAAGTAGTGCTTCGGCTTTAGCTATTTTAGCAGAATTTAAGACACTTCCAAATCTAATCAAGTGTATTCAGGAAAATGAGAATTGTTTGCATGCCATTTCAACAACGGATGCAAATGGAAAAAGCAGAAAAATTAGTAAAACAGCAATAGCTACAATCATTCAATTTCTTAAGAATTAATAGTCTTATTTTTTTTAGGCGAATATTATAAGATATGGAAAATAGAATGGATGATTTGTTTAAAATTGTAGGCATTTTAATTGTTGGGTTTTTTCTTATTTATATGGCAATGAAAATGTTCAAGTTAC